TAATGGTGGTAATAGACCAAAGTTTGATAAGGGAGGCAGAAAATGAAACGCATGTTAGGATGGGTAGACTTTATGAAACAAGTCTCAAATGAAAATGCTACACGTAAGTCATTAGGTGCTCTTACAGATAGAGAACTAAACGATATCGGCATAAACAGAGGTGATATTGGCCGTATCGCTAAGACTATGAGAAAGGAAGGCAGATACAAAAAATGAATTTTATAAAGAAAATATTTAAAAGAATTAAACCAAAAACACAACAAGAAATTGAATACGAATATCTATCTCAATCAAAAGACTTGGTTGACTTAGAACGTAGACAACGACTATTGATGCGTGAAAATTCAAACTTAAAAGGATGGGTATAATGACAACTGCAATATATACTAAAACTTGTCAAGTATGTGATGTAACTAAACAGGCTTTTTTAAAATTTGTAATGGGTATTTGGTCAATAGGTGAATCTGCCGGTCGTGCAAGAGCGGCTAGAGAACTTGCTAGACAAGGGTATTATGAAGAAGCAAAAAAGTTAATGTTGGAGAGTAAGTAATGTTTAAAAGATTTGTAAAAGCAATGGAGTATAGAAGTTACTGCATGGCAATTAGAGAACTAAGAAATAGAGGTTATTACAAAAAAGCCAATGAGATTTCTGAATTTAAACACGATATGTACAAAACAAGTTAACTAAAATAGAGCGCATCATTCGGTGCGCTTTTTTTTGGCTTTATTACGGAGACGTAGATACATTTCCATAGTTTTATCTACTTGTACTAACCCCCATTTCTTTTTTTTCATTACTTTCTCGGTTCACGTTTACATTCATACATATCAAGTGTTACATCATCATAAGAAGAATATAACTTAACATCATATCCCCACAACTTTTGTACATGCAATAGTACATTATTTGCAGTTGCTTTATCTAGTCTCTTTCCTTTATAACTGGAATGCTGTAGTGTTAGTTCTCTAGTCTCTGTTACGTCTGCATTAGTAATCTGAATATCTGGTATCATCGCCGCTGTTTCATAACTAGAACTTAGTGCTTTTCTAATCCGCTTAAACCCTAGTTCATTATGAATATCAGTTACATGATAGTTATCATAGTGTTCTTCATCATGCAGACTAAACAATCTCCAGTCTCTAATTACTTTCGGTCCTAAGAACTGTAAGATGGCACTTTCATCCCGATAGTTTGCTACAATATCTTTAATTGTATCACGCCAGTTTGTTCCTACAATATGTGGGAACCATGCTTCATCTTCTTTGTCAGGTGTTTGACAAATACGTTGTACATCTTTTAAAATAGCAAACCCTAACGCATAAGGATTAAATCCACTATAATGAGGCGAGTTAAAAGATGGTTGATATAAAACTGCACTATGTAATCTAAAGAATTCAAGCATAGCACCATCATCTACTTTACCTTGATTGTAAAGTTCATTAAAAATATAGTGATGAGTAAAAGAAGCAAAACCTTCATTCATTACTTTCGTTTGATATTGTGGATAGAAGTATTGTGCAATACGTCTGACAATACGACAAATCTCACGTTGCCAAGGAGCAAGTACTGGTGAATGTTTTTCTAAGAAGTACAATAAGTTTTCTTCTGGTTCTGAAGGCCAAGTAAATTCTTCACTTTTTTCTTTTTCTTTTTTATCAGGTAATGTACGCCATAAATCATTTACTTGTGATTGTAAGTATTCACTTCGTTTAAGTTGCTTATCAAATTCATCACGTGCATTCAATTTATTAGGTCTTTTGTATTTGTTAATACTCTGATATTGAATAGCGTGACAGGCATCCAGTGTTTCTTCAACAATGTCAGCGCCGTAACTTTCTTCGCATTGACGTATATAATTCTTAGCAAATACTAGATAGTCAACGATAGCATCAGGTGATGTCCATTGTTTAAACAGATAATTATTCTTAAAGAAATGATTATGTCCAAATGCCGCATGTGCAATAACTAATGCTTGTGTAGTCATTGAGTTTTCTTCCATGAGATAATTGATACACGGATTAGAATTAATAACTAACTCATATGCAAGACCCATTTCACCTCTTGAATATTGTTTCATATTACCAATAAAACTCTTACCAAAACTCCAGTGATTATACATCAATGGCATACCGACACTTGAATATGCATCTAGCATTTGCTCCACTGTAATGATTTCAATCTGATTAGGGAAACAATCAAGACCCATATCGTTAACTGCAATTTCTTCACATGCATCCATTGTGCTGTACAAAGTATCAAAATTCCAACTAGAACCTTTATATAATAATCCCATTACTTAGCGCCTTTAACTTTAAATATTTCTCTGAACACTGGATATATATCTTCTGTATTTTCTATCTGTTTAGAAATCACGTTATCGTATTTGTCTTCTAACTCTTTGTATTCACCAATCAAGTTCCCACCCATATGAGCGTAACTTCTAGCCTTGCCTACTTGAATATAACTAAAGTATTGTGTTTCTGGTAGAATATCTTTTTGAAGTATATCTTTCAACACTTCATTATCATGCCCCCAATTATCACCGTCACTTGCTTGTGCAAAGTAAATATTCCATTCATTTGTAGGATATCTATCTTTCATAATCTCTTTTGCTTTAACAAATGCACTTGATACAACTGTACCACCATTCTCTCTGTCATTAAAAAATTCTTCTTCTGTACATTCACGTGCTTCAATATGATGTCTAATGAAAACACATTCTACTTTCTTGTATTTACGTGAAACGAACAAATTAAGTAACATAAAGAACCTTTTTGCTAAGTCTTTGTGTTGTTCGCTCATACTCGCACTAACATCCATTACAAAGAATACTACTGCTTGTGATATTGGGGATGGTTTTTTGCTGAAATTGTTATATCGTAAATCTACTGGGTCTACAAATGCAACTGCATTAGCACGTGTGCGTAGGGATTTGATTTCTTCTTCTATCTCTAATCTACGTTGCTCATCTTTGCATGACTCTAATTCTGCTTCCAGTTCTTTAATCTTTTTTAACTTAGGTGTACGTAACGCAATCTTACGCCCAATAGCATTAACCATACTCTGTTCTAAGTTTAATTGAGCCGGATTTCCATCATTAGTGTAACCAGCACGTGACAATTCATAACGTTCAACTGCTTTGTTTTCTTTAGAAATCATATGTGGCAATTCTAAGTCTTCGAATAAGATATTAACAAATTCATCATTGCTTAATGCAAATGCAAATTCGTCTTCACCTATACCCTCGTTAGAACCCTTTGGTCCTGCTCCTTGACCCTCTCCACTTGGTGGTTTCTGTAATAAATCGTCTACGATAAAATCTTCATTGCCCGGAAGAACGATATCCCTAGACCCACTATTTGGATTGTGATTAAACTGAGGCTCGTCAATGCCTTTACGTGTGATTACAACATCCTGGTCATCACCAGAACCTTTAATGCTTCGTTTACCAAGCGTGTCATGTATACTCTTGCGTATTTCATCTTTAGTACGCTTGATAAACTTTTGTCTGTTACTAGAAGATTTCCCTCCTGGGTTTTTTCTTCTATCAATAATTGTGTTTCCCATGCTCTGTCCTTAATTAGACTTCTGCACTCTCATATACCATTCTACTAACCTCTTGACTTGGCGTTCAGTATAACCTTTTGCTACCATTCTATCAACAAATTCATCATGTTTAGACTGGTCTTCCTTATTCTTCTTACTACCGAATGAGATTACTGGAAGCAATTCTTCTGTTCCTGCGAACATCTTAGTTTCAATAACTTCACGCATCTTTTCATATGCAGTCCATGGTGGGTTGTTACCATCGTGGTTGCTTCTTGCACGTAAGACCCAATTAACAACTTCATTACGAAAATCTTTCGGGTTAGCAATGCCTGCCGGCTTTTCAATCTTCTCTAATTCTTCATTAAGAACAGAACGGTCAAATAAGTTACCTGTGTCAGGGTCTTTAAAATCAATATTTTGAATCCAGTGGTCAGCATAATCTAAGTATCTATCAAATAAGTTTTGACCATATTCATTATAACTTTCTAAGTATGCTTTTTGAATTTCGTTGCCTACTTGTTCTGCATATTTTACACTCAAGTGGTCTTTAATAAATCCAAGCAATTTGTTTTCTGTGTCTTCTGGAAACTGTTCACGTTTAATTGCTGTCTCTAACACATACATAAGATGTACTGGGTCTGCCGCTACTTCGTTAGCATCAAAGTTGAATGCTTGTGACAAAATCTTAAATGCAAAACGTGTACTCATACCGTACATTCCTTCATCTACGCCTGCGGTATCTTTATATTCTTGCATTGTTCTTGCTTTCGGGTCTACATCATGTAGATTTTCGCCGTCATAAACTCTCATCTTGGCTGCCAAGTTTGAATTAGTATGTTCTTTTAAACGTGATAACACGGAGAACTGTGCTAACATATCTAACGTATGTGGTGCACAATTAGTATTATCTAGTCCAGAAGATGATAGCATCTTTTCATAAATTCGAGTTTCTTCTGTAGCACGTAAACAGTAAGGTACTTTGACGATATATACTCTATCTAAGAATGCTTCATTGTTTTTATTATTACGAAATGCTTCCCATTCACTTTCATTAGAGTGAGCAACCACAACACCGTTAAATGGAATCGCTGAGATACCTTCAGTACCCATATAGTTTCCTTCTTGTGTTGCAGTTAGTAGTGGATGCAAAACTTTTATAGGTGCTTTGAACATTTCTACAAATTCCATGATACCTTGATTACCACGGCATAACCCACCAGAGAATGCATAACTGTCTGGGTCATTCTGTGAGAAATATTCTAACTTACGAATATCTGTCTTACCTACTAGTGATGAAATGTCTTGGTTGTTATCATCTCCAGGTTCTGTTTTCATAATACCAACTTGTTTCAGTTTAGATGGATACATCTTTACAACTGAAAACTTAGATATATCACCTTCAAATTCTTCAAGGCGTTTTACTGCCCAAGGAGATAATAATCCATTAAGATACCTCTGTGGGATTTTATATTGTTTTTCTACCTCTTTACCAAATTCTTTTTGGTCAAACAATCCTAATGGTGTCTCGTATACTGGTGAAATTTCATCACCTGCTTTAAGCACATAAATCGGATGCTTTTCCATTAGTTCTTTTAGACGTTCTGCGAGTGACGATTTACCACCGCCAACTGGTCCTAACAAATATAATACTTGTTTCTTTTCTTCTAGTCCTTGTGCTGAGTGTCGAAAATATGACACTAGCCTTTCGATTGGTTCTTCCATTCCGTAAAAGTCTTCGAATGCAGGATAGACTTTAATTGTACGGTTTAGAAAAATACGGCTGAGTCTTGGTTGTGAACTTGTGTCTACTACAGTCGGTTCACCGATTGCATCAAGTAATCTCTCAGCCGCAGATGCATATGCTAATTTATCTTTCTTACATAATTTTAAGTAATCTTCTAAAGACATTTCGTCTTCTTTTTTACTTGCATATACTTCGCTAAATTTCTTTAATAAACTCATTATTGATACTCTCCAGTATTTTGTTATTCTATATGTACTTATCTTCTAAGATAACTCGCATTCTATTAGAAGTTAATTCGAATAGAACATCTTGCCTACATTTCCTTCAAATGTAAAATGCCCTACATGGTCTAGTTTTATAAGAGGGTCTAACCATACTTCACCTCCTAATGCCTGCCATCTACGACAAAATGCGTAATCTTCTGACAAGTATCGTTTTGTTTCTTTTTCATGCATACAATCAAAAAATAGATATGTCCACTTAGCAAACTCTGGGTCTAAATTCAAATCATTGTTAAAGTACAAATCAGGATATGCATCAATCATTTTCATAATGACTTCTCGTTTAATTAGCATAAATCCTGTTGCCGCATCTTTTAATTTAATTAAACCATTTTGAACATCAAGTCTGCGTCCACCTTCTTCTTTATCTACCCATGCCATATTCATAGCATAGTTAGAACCAATCTCTTTAAGTTCACCTGGGTTTAGAGGTCCATCGTTCAATGCATCTTCCATTGTAGCCCAATCTAAATCTTTCTTTGGGTAAGCACCGACAATAATATCTTTATCGTGTTGTAACATATGCATGATATCTACGCAATCAAAATTAATATCTGCGTCAATAAACATAAGGTGTGTTGCTTTTGGGTTAGCCATAAAATAAGCAACCATATGACATCTGGCACGTGAAATCAAACTTTCATTTGCTGATGTCGTTACTGAGTATGGAATTTTGTATTTCGTATAGGTCATGTGTGCTTTTGACCATGAACGAAAGAAGGGTTCTGTTACTTGTCCACCATAACAAGGTGTGCAATAATGTACGTGGGTTTCTCTTAAATAATCTAAATCTAAATCTTCTCGGTATTCACCAAGTTCTGTTAGTATATCGTTCAATGTTGTGCCCTGCTTCTTTTTACTTATATATAAGATACACTAAATGACTGCCATTGTCAATAGTTATTTGGGTTTTTTCTGACTTTGTATCCATGCTTTTGCATTACGATGTGTTACTGGTGAATTTAGAAACCTGTCAATATTTCTATCAACTTTCTTAAAGTTTTCTGCTCTATCTGGGTCTTCCAGACCACCGTTATTATCTACAACATGAAAATTTGATGCACCAAAGATTTGTTGGAACTTCATAATATTGTCTTGTACTTGTCGCCATAGTTCTTCAACTAGTTCTGGTTTTAGACTTCTTTGACGTTGAAGATTACGCTCTTGTGCTACTTCTAAACTAGTATTAACAAATAGCATCATAGTGTCATACCCCATTGTTTCTAATTTCTCATTTGCGGCTTTAACTTTTGTTAAATCTTTACCTGTACCATCAATCGCCAAACCTAAACGACCGTCATGCCACCAGCCCTCACGCTTATCATACTTAGATTTTGCGTTTCCTCTAATCTCTTGTCCTTTATCACTCGCAATCGTGTCAGGGTCTAGGTCTAATCCTTGTTTCTTCATAAGAAATTCATAAATTTCATCTGAGTTTAGCATCTTTAACCCAGTCCCTGCCAGCATCTTTTTTGCTACAAAGGACTTACCTGAACCAGGTCCTCCTGCCATAAATACTGCTTTAAAGATATGTGGGTCGTTGACACCTTCTTCCATATCTTGTATCAATTCATGTAGTTTCATAACTTAACTCCTTATTGTTAATGTATTTATCAATAAAGTTGCTTGTCTATTGATGACCACTCTGCTTGAATATTTGCTAAACTAGTTACCGCATTATTATAACTTCGGGTCATTTGTGGTTTAATTCGAGTTTGGTAGATATGCTTGATTTTCTTTTCTTGTACAAGACTAGGCAAACCACCAGGAGTGAAATATGTAAATTCATTTTTATAATTCTTACGTAAATTTTTCACTGTCTCTGAATTTGTTTTCGTTATTGAAATCAATTCTGTTATTCTTATTTTAAGGTCTTCTTTATTAGTAAAGTTATTCTTTTCTAATGCTCGTTGCATTTGTATCATTACTACTCTATTGTCACGTATGTATTCCATTTGTTTTGATGTCCAGTCAGCATAAACACTATATGTACTTCTTGTATCATAATAAAATTTTGATAAGACTTGTATTTGTGCTTCTGATTCAACTTCTTTACCTGTCTTAGTTGTATCGGTATTATCACTTTTCGTATCAGGTGCCGTTGCACTTTTTAACGAAGTGATTACTTCACCTGAATCTGTAACTACTTCTTCAATATCTGCAAACACACTACCACTTGCATCACCAAACGCTTCATGTAAATAACCATCAAACGGTGTATATAATTTTGCCGCTTCTGTCATTGGATTTTGCACCACTCCGGGTGCTTTTGCTGCCTTTTCAACTACAGATGCCATAGTCGAAATTACTTCTTCTGCGTTTGCTCTAGGGTCTATCTCATATGGTATTTCTGATGTTAGATTAGTAGAAGGTGATTTTGTTATTTTATTTACTGCATCTTTCATATCAGAAGAACCTGTATTTAAAATAACTGCCATTTGACACGGATCCATTGCCGCGGCAGCCATTGTTAGTGCTAATGCTTTTGCGGCCAGTTCTGCCGCCATATTTGCAAAGTTTCCAATTTCATTAGCAATTTGACTAGATATATCGCCAATAGCGTTTGTTAATTTATTTGCAATACTTCCTATCGAGCCTATTACTCCTGCCAACGCACCTGTCAGTCCAGACATAATAGGACCTAACGCACTAGAAATACCAGAAATTATATCATCTATTACTCCGCCAGCGGCACCAATAACACTTGATATTGCACTTGTCATACTGTCGATTACTTGAGGAATGCCAGTTTGATTTATTAACGAAGTGATATCACTAATCGCACCGTCAACGAAATCCAAAGTACCGTCAAATACACCGCCCATAATACCCATTAATTGATTAAAGAATGAACAACTAGACTGTTGTTCGCCAAACTGTGCATTCATTGATGCAAGAGAACTTGCATCTGCCATTGTTTGTGGTATATTTGCAGTTTGCCCATTTGTATGAGACAACAATGATGAGAACATTGCTCCGCCAATTGTTGCAATACCGACAACTTTTAATAGTCCATCCAAGTCAACACCAGTCGCTGTTAGAACTCCTGCAAAAATTAAAGCCTTATCGGCAGATGAGATGCCTGAAAATGCTCCTGCTAATGCATTGAAGTTTGACATTCCTGCAGAGGCAGTTAATGCCGACAATAAAGAATTACTATTTGTAGTTCTAGCAACATATGGGTTTGAAAAGTTGTTTGTATCTATCTCTGATGCGAAAACGTTCAATGCCGACTGTTTGTTATATTGTAATTGCCTCGCTTCTAACTCTGCCATTTGACGTGGCGTTAGTTGTGATGCACTCACTAATTGTGAGTATTGTTTAGGTGTTAGGTTAGTATTAGAGAATGTAAAATCTCCACCACCATTTATAACAAACAGTTGATATAGTCGTTCTAATTCTGCTTCACTAGCCATTTATAATCACCTTACTTGCACCTGATACAACTTTCGTACCACATGAATGTGCATCACCTACTCTACCTGCTGGCTTATTATTGATAAACACATTGTTTGACCCTTGTGTCAATGGTGTAACATGCGGAACACATACCGGAGGACTACCCTGAGGGATAGAATGTGGAAATGTTTTATCACTTACACGATATGCAAGTTTATTTTCGATAATCACATTCTCACTTCCCATACCACACGTGCCAGGCCCACAAGGGGAATGTGCAGTAATTGGGTCTGTTGTTCTCGCAGCCTGTGGCATTTATGTCACCAATCCTTCTTTTGGAACTATGATACCACTAGTAGCGGCTCTATATGCTTCCGTTGTTTGTTTATTCGTTTTTAAGACTGAAATAATCTTGTCTGTTTTAAATTCTACTTCTTTCTCACTATCGCCTGTGACAGTAAACGGTTGAAATGCCGCTCCCTGCGGACCGATTGCAACAGTCAACGCTTTGTTTAATACTGTACAACAATCATCTTCTTTAACAAACTTGCCCAATATTTCTTGACCTGTCTGTAAATATAACGTTACGATATCCCCACTTTTATAATTTGTTTCTTTTAGCATCTTCACTTTTCCTTATTAAATTAACCCTGAGAACGCCAAATACTCGCATATAAGTACGTTCTTTATTGTTATTACTATTTATTTAAATTATTAACTGTAGATATAATTTATTGTGAATTACGCTTTTTTATTGCAAAATCTATATCTTCTGGCGTAATTTTAGTCATAATATCTAAATCATCTTTAATATCTTCATATAACTGAACTTCTCCACTTATACGATTGAGAATATATCCATCTGCGTAGGTAACTAAGTACATTCCACCATATTCCATATCCATAATAAGCCATACTTCTGCTTTTTTTCTTGGATGTGCGTAATGAAATGTGTAGAAACACCCTAACCCATGTCCGCTATTAGTATAGAATTCTTCACTTATATATTCCCAGACATCAGGCCATGTACTTATATCATCATAATTAAACCCGTTAACATGGCATGGGATTGCTCTCCACCAGTCATTTACTTTTTGTAGAGTTTGTTTATCTAAATTTTCTTTGAGGTCTAACCGAAGTTGACGCCACTCGTAAAGCAATGATGCTTTGTCTCGCATATTACATAGTCCAACGTTTTACTGTATAACTAATTTCCGTTGTGAATGATGCATCTTGTGTGTAGTTAATCTTCATATCGTCACCGTCGATTGTTGCGGCGAAAACAATATTTGAAAATTCATCTACATCTGCTGTTCCGTCACCATCATCTTGCCAGATTTCAGTATTTTCATCTGTAATTTTTACTTGTGCAATGCCTTGTGGTACGCCATTGATTACTTTAATAGTACCAACACGAACATATGTCATTGTGGTGCCTACTTGCTTAAGTGAATAATCAACAAAGAATGTAGTACAAATATTTTTGTCATATTTTAAAAATGTCCCAGAAGTTGTACCTAGTTCTTTGGTGAACAAATCTGAACGTAAGCCAAGAGCCGAAGAATGCGATTGTAAATGCATATCTGCATACACTTGATTGAAACTATTCTCAGTTAATACCTCAACATTACGTCTTGCTCTTGCAAAGTTTGAAGCATTAAAACCTGCACTAGTGTTCATTGCATCAATTAATGCAGTAACATTTGTAACATTTCTGATATTTAAGTCTTCATCGACTATTAATCCAGGTTCAGGATTATCTGAACTATCTAGCCACGATTGAATAACTGCATGTGCATTAACAAAGGGGTCAAAAACCACTTCGTCTATTGCATCATCGATGCCTATGTATAACTGGTTGGTGTCGTTTGCGAACCCCATCTCACCAGTTTCAAGCACATCTGCTGATAACTCCTGACGAAGCCCACGTCTTAATAATATTTTTACGTTTGTTGTTGCCATTTTGTAACTCCTAGTAGTTACATGTATTTATCAAAATACGCTTGAACCTTGCCAGCCCATTGTAATGCATATCGTTCATATTCATCACTTTCAACGACAAACTCTTGGTAGTTACCCATATTATCTGCTTCTGCATCCCAACCAATCATCATAATAACAATTGTTTTTATATCTGTGCCATAAATCTTATTATGTGCTTCGGCATATGCCGCACCTTGTAAGAAGTAATCATCAATCCATTCACGTTTCTTCGGCTTACGAGTTGTTTTGAAATCGATAATTGCTGGTTTACCTTCGTATACTCCAACACAGTCTGTTGTGCCTGCATATAATTCGGGATAATATAACGGAACTTCTGTCCCCCAAACTTCATCGATTTTACTCAAACCTTGTTCAATAACAATGTTTGATAATTCTTTTGCCATTTGATGGATGAGATTTGTACCAGAAGGTCTATCTTCTTCTAATATAAATTTTTCTAAATGTAAGTGAACTTGTGTTCCGATACCAGTAGCAAGTCGCATGATTCTATCTGCCTCTTCATTGCCGACACGTTTGCGCCATTCAAATAAAGCAGTTTTATCTTTTAATGCATCAAGTACGGTAGTAACACTAGGCAAAGGCTGTCCGTCAGGCGTTTGATAATGCCGACTGCCTTTAATGTTTACTCGTTCTAGGGGATTATAGGTAAATTTTTCATTAAGCATAGTATTATTATACTATACTTTTATAAAAAACGCAAGTGTTAATTAAAGATTTTCTTTAATTTCTTCGATTAATTTTGCTTTTGTATGTCTACGGTCTAACTGTATACCAAGATTTTCTTCTGCCCATTCATCTAACTGCTTCTTAGTCATTGACTGAAAGTCTGGTGTATCTGTAACTTCAACTTCCTCTTGAATACTAACTTTAACGACATCTACATGTTCAACAACAATTGGTTCATGTCCGACTTCTGTTACTACTTCACTAGTAGCAACGACACCAGCGGCTTCGATATCTTTTTCTTGTTGCTTTGCAACACGATTCATAAATTCTCTATGACGCTTTGCATCTTGGATTTCTTTACGTACTTCTTTTTGAGATTCAGTCAATCCTGCCATACCATCTTTATTGTCTTCTAATTTACCGATACGGTTTTTCATCTCTTTTTTAGAAATAGTTTTAGTTTCGCCTTTAATTATTAATCCCATTACTTTAACCTCTTCTTAGCAGTATCAACTGCTTTTTTGTGAACTTTTTCTTTATCTTTTTCAGTATCTTTACCTTGAGCGCCTGGGGCAACAGATAAGTCAATGGTATCAACTGTAACCTTCGCTATATATTTACTTTGACCTAACAATGTAACTAGCGATTCTGCGTCTATTACATACCCCATATCACTTAACTCTCGTACCATTAACTCAGTACCGATAGTAGTTATACCATTCGCTTTAAGACGAATGAGGTATGCGTTTATATCTCCTCGCAGTTGAGCATCATAGTTTGCTTTTTCACTTAATAGTGTAGCAATTTTCATATTATGCTCTTTTTTCTCTGCCTAAAGGATTTGCTTCATCACCTGATGCTGAGATATCACCTGCGATTTCATCTCCAACGTCTGCCGAAATGTCTTGGTCAATATCATCACCCATGTCGCCACCCATTTCAATATCTGATGACATATCGTCTGATGCTTTTTCACCTGATAGTACAAGTGTTGCGTCTGCAACTGCATCTTTAGCCGAACGTGCCTGACCTAATAGACCAGAGATAGCATCATCAACTGATGATTTAAATGTTTGTGCTTGTTCAGGACCATGTGAATATGCCATTTCATCTGCTAGTGGGCCGATTTGGTCATTTTGAATTTTACCTAATTTTTCAATTACGTCTTGTAAGTCATCTACGATACCACGAGCCGCCATAGTGATTTCTGCTTCTGCGGCGTCACCTTCAAGTAATGCGTTCAACTGGTCAAGTAGAGATTCTTCTAGTTTTACTTTATCCATCTTTACTTCCTCCTGTTTCTTGTATGAATTACCATACTCTTTTGAATTAGTATCTACTGCTGGCGCACTTTCTGACTTTGCCGCATGTACGGCTTTTCTTTGGGCGTCAGATTTGTATTTACCTTCTGACACTTCTTGGTGTGCTTTCAATAGTGCTTTAATTGTTTCTAACATAAGCATATTTTCTGTGTATTCAGAACTCATTAAGTCTGACTTCATTCCACGCTTTTGTTCTTCTAAGTTTGCTTTCGCTTCACGTAATGACTCGAAATCGCCTTCGATAGTGTATCCAAAGTTCTTTTTTAGATACTCATTCATATGCGATGATACGTTAATCGTATCTGTTTTAAAAAATGTTGTTTTCATGGTTATTGCCCCAATATATATTTAACTACATGTATTTATCTTTTTAATTAATTTTTTTGCCGTAGAGGCAGGAAATCAAATAGCATATACACTAATTATTCAGTTGCGTCTTCGAAAAGGTCTTTTACACGTCTTTTGGCTGTACCAGCATCGTGCTTTGCTCTACTAAATCTTGCTTCTGCAATATCCATTCTTGCAGTGTTGCCTGATTTTTTCGCAGATTGGTATGAATTCTTGTGTTGTAACGCATCGTAGTACGACTGTTCAAATCTTCTATTCGCCGATATTACTTCCACAATCTCATTCGAATTGATTTTTTTACCTTCATTAAGGTATTTTGCAATAACACATACGGTTTCGTAT